CAGGCGAGTTTTCCATGGCGTTCCCGTTCCAGTCCTCTCTGGTAAACGACCCTGGCTCGTCAAACATGGTACCGCCGATGGCGTACCGATTTGGTTACGGGGTTACAGAGTATCCGGTCGAAGGTAATGGCACGCTGCTTAAACAGCTCCAGGACAACAGCATCAACTACGTCGGCACCGCCGCGGAAGGTGGGCTGAGCAACAAAATGCTGGTGGCAGGCCACATGCTGGACGGCAATCCGTTCAACTACTGGTACTCAGTAGCATGGACTGCAATCAACCTCGAGCTCGACCTGGCCAACGAAATCATCAACGGGTCAAACACCACTGTTAACCCGCTGTACTACGAGCAGAACGGTATCGACCGCCTGCAGCGCCGCGCGCTGAAGACGCTGCGCAACGGAATCAGCTACGGCCTGATCCTCGGGCGCGTGATTGGTACCGGCCTGACGCAGCAGGACTTCAACACCGAATACGAGAAAGGCACGTATGCCGGTAACGCGGTGATCAACGCCGTGCCGTTCGCGAATTACACCAGCCTGAATCCGTCCGATTACGCCGCTGGAAAATACGCTGGCCTGAGCGCTGTAATGACGCCGCGCCGCGGCTTCGAATCCATCACGTTTAACGTGAACGTAACCAACTTTGTAGGGGCGTAAAAAATGGCAAACCCATTAGTACCGCAGGGATTCCTTAATCGTGTGCGCGGCGCAGTGTCGGTAACTGACGTGCCTGCGCTGAACATCACCGCCTCTTATCTTGGCAAGGATGGAATCAGTATGCGGCCTGACGGCGCGGCTACAGATATCCTCCCGACAATGACCGGCACTGTAGGCAGCCAGGCGCCATATCAGCAGGTGACCGTCACCGTCCATCTGCTGCGCACCCAGGGGTTAAGCGACAGCTACAAAAACCGCTTTGCCACCGATACGGCACTGGGCGAGGTGGTGATCACCCCTGACGCGAACACGCTCAGCAATTTCACCGTGCTGAACGCTTACCTGGTGAACTTCAACGAGCTGCCTTTTACCGGTATGGATGCCGGGTACGTGGTGACCATCAGCGGTTATATCCTGGCTAACGACAATATGTGGGTCTGATTGTGAAAATAGACAAAAAGCTCAACCTGGTAACAAACATCACCCGGGAAGACGGGTCAATCGTGTACCTGCATGTGACCCCGTTCCCGTATGAGGTGGTGGAAGAGCACTGTCTGCTGCTGGGCAACCTGTTCACCAACTTCATCTCACAGGTCGGCGGCCTGGGCGCGGCGCGAGTTGCGGCAATGATGCTTCGCAAAAAGCTCAAGCGTGAGCAGGATCTGAGCGCTGAGCAGGGGCAACAGGGGCCGACTATCGTCGACGAGATCCAACGCCTTACATCCGTTATCTGGAACGATGGCGGGGCATGGAAAACAACCTCTTTTGATGCCGCCATGAAGCAGGGGATCATTTCTCCAGATGAATACCGCGAAGTCGAAGGCGAGGTGGTTTTTTTTATGGTTTCCTCTGCCATTCAGAAGGCTCAACTGATTGCGCCGACGGTGGGGTCAGTGATCGGTATGTACGGTGGGCGACTCGAATCATTGAGCGTTACGGCGTTTCGCGATTCGTTGCAGACGTCGAATCCTCCTGGCGATACCCAGATCCAGAATGCCCAGCAGGAAACGTCATATATACCCTCCTAGACTGGGCGTCGAATGAGGGATTCTGGCGGGTAATCAGGGAAATCACCGGCGAAGAGTTCGCCAGCCCGGCGCAGTACCGCCAGCGATACATCATTTCCGCGCTAAAAGACAGGGGTTCCTTCAATGGTGGCTAAGTCTATTGTCGATATTGACGTAAATGACGACAAGTTTGTCTCATTTATGGATAAGTTTAAAGAATATCAGGCTGCACTTGAGGACCTTCCTGAAGCATGGCGCGGGCTGGCGCATGGCGCCACTGATGCCACCAAAGAGACGGCGAAAGCGAAAACAGAGGGTGACCTTCTGGCTAAAGCTTTTTCGGAGGGGGCAAGCGCGATTCTGTCGATAAACAGCGGACTTGAGCGGCTTACCGACAGCCTGGACCGGGCGAATAAAAGTCAGGAAGACTTCAACAAGAAAACCCGCTCATCAAAGGGTTTTTTGAGTGATGCCTCGAAGGACGCGAAATCGCTGGCCGGGCACATCAGGGATGCAACCACAAGCCTGCTGTCATGGGGTGGCATTGTCGGCCTGTTCACTGGCGTGCTGGGCGTCGGTGGTCTTTTCGGGCTTAACCGCCTGGCGGCCACAACCGGTTCTCAGAGGTTCACTTCTCTGGGGATCGGGACGAGCATTGGCGCGCTGGATTCGACAGCCATTAACTACCAGAAAGCGCTTGGCAACCCAACGGGAACGCTGGGCGCTATCCGAGACAGCCAGATGGATCTGTCAAAGCGCTGGACATTCCAGGCTATGGGCATCAACAACCCAGACCAGGACCCGGCCAAACTCCTGCCGCAGATGATTCGCAATGCGCGAGACATTTTTGTCAAAAACGGCAGCACCCTGCAGGGTGCCAACGCCTACGGCCTGACGAACTTCTTCAGCCTGGATGACCTGAATCGCTTTAAAAATATGAGCGATGAAGAAATCGATGCGATGGAGCGCCGGGCGCAGAAGGATGCGAAGTTACTGCAGATCACCGATCAGCAGGCGCGGCAGTGGCAGGATTTCAACGTCCAGTTGGATTACAGCGGGCAGAGCATCCGTAATACGTTTGTGCGCGGGCTCGGTCCGTTAACCCCGCAGCTTAGCAAGCTTTCTGATGCGCTGGCTGGTGCCATTGATACGGTGCTGCAGTCGCCAGAACTCGGTAAGTGGATTGACGGGCTGGCGGGAGGCATAGAGCGCTTCGGGAAATACCTCGCATCGCCAGAGTTCACCAAAGATGTTGATGATTTTATGGATGGCCTGCGCAGGCTAGGACAGTCGATAGGTAGAGTAATTGACCTATTCACTGGTAAAACTAGCGTGAGTGAATTCATGGGTGGAGAGGCGCCTTTGGCCGACGATCCGTCCAAGTCTCCTTCGGAGAACATGAACGATAGATACAGGCGATATGAAGCACAGCAAAAATCAAAACCGTATGACCAATATTTCGAAGAGGCGGCAAAAAAATACAACGTTGATCCAAAGTGGCTGAAGTCCATAGCCGCAGCAGAATCCTCATGGGACCAGAATGCTGTCTCCAGCGCTGGAGCTAAAGGTTTAATGCAGGTTATGCCTTCCAACTTCAGGGATGGCGAAAAACCATTTGACCCTCACGACAACATTATGGCAGGAGCGCGAGTTTTCTCATGGGCCATGCAACAGTCTGGCGGTGATTTTGACGAGGCGCTTCGTTATTACAACGGAGGGGTTCGTCGTGGAAGCGCTGAGAATGTCGCCTACCCTGGGCGAGTAAGAGAGCAATATGAAGCAATGTATGGTTCTCAGAAAAAACAGGCAATAGAAAACGGCAGCGACAATTCAGAGGTTGCCAAAAACACGAACAAGACTAACCAACTACTGCAACAGATTGTTGACAGAGGGCTTACTGGGAACGGCTCTGGAATGGTCGTTTACAACAACACTGGCGGTAATGCCGTTGTTTCCAGTTCTCAACTCGGAGTTCGATGATAATGGCATTTACTCGCGAGCTATACCGGCTTGGCTTCGAAATATCCCCGGTTATCCTCTGCAATGGAGTTGCGGAGGCTATCCCCGGCGGTATGCTGCCCATAGTGGCGCTCACCCAAAGCGCCAGCTTTGTGACCGGGCTGATTGGTGGGGCAATCAACCTTACCGATCTGGATAAATATTTCTGTCACTGGCGGCCTGTTCTGGGCGCGACAATGGTCGACTATGACATTGCTAAATACCCATTTGCTAACCAGACTGTCGCGGCCAACGCGCTTCTGGCGCAGCCGTTGAGGGTCAGCCTGATGATGGACGCGCCGGTGAACGAGAATACCGGTGCCATGACCAAACTGGTAACACTGAGCGCGCTGCAGGCAGTGCTTCAGGCGCATGCCAATCTGGGCGGGACTTACATCGTGGCTACGCCGTCCATCATCTACAACAACTGCATTCTGAAAACTGTTAAGGACAGCTCAACCGGTAATGATCCGCTCCCTCAGCGGTCATGGCTCTGGGATTTCGAGCAGCCGCTTATTACCACCACTGATGCTGACAGAGCAGTTACCAACTTCCTTAAGAGAATAGATGCCGGGGATCCTAATAAAACACCATCATGGACAAACACGGCATCAGCTCTTGGCAATACCGCCCTGGGTGGATCGGTAGCAAGTAGTGCGGAGGGCGTAATTGGGCTGATAGGTAAACTCCAGGGGGCGTTCGGGATATGAGCACCGTCAATTATCCATTTACTGGAAGAGAGCAGCGTAGCGTGACGTTCTCGCCAATTCTTGACGGGAACGTTTATACCTGTCAGATGAAGTGGAACATCGCCGCACAGCGTTGGTACCTGCTGATCACTGATAGTTCTGACAACACGGTCATGAATACCGCCGTCGTAGGCTCAACATCTACTGGGGGGATAAACCTTTTAAGTGGAGTTTTCTCATCGACGACCATGATCTGGCGCGAAAAGAACGGGCAGATTGAGGTAACGAGCTGATGCGTTATTACGAAATAAACATTCTTGATAGCAATGATAAAGTCATCCAGCACTACTCCAGTCATAAAAATGGAGCGTACAACCCAGGCGCCTTGATGGTTGAATTTGACATTCTCAGGTTCGGAGAGTCTACCCCGCAGGGTGAAACTCACTTAACCATATGGGGGATTGGACCGAGAGACATGCAGCAGGCCAGGCAGAATCTCTATGGTAAAAAAATTCAGATTTTTGTTGGCATGTCAAAAGGGCTTCCACTGGCAGGTGCGGTGAATAAAAAGCTAGCTATTGAAGGCTATATCTTTCAGGTGTTCGGCAACTGGCAGGGCACAGAGCTGCGGCTGGACTTCATCATTGTCGCTGGTCCGGTTAATACCACTGCCCGTGGGCAAATGGTTCCTCTTCAGCTCACCATGCCCTGGTCAATGGGGCAGAAACTCTCCGTTGCGCTGACACAATGTATCATGACGATGGGCGGCTTTACGCCGAACATAAGCATCAG